AAGCATTCACTGCACGTTACAACCACGAGACAGTGGCCTTGGCTTTTTCTATCACAGAAGAAGCTATTGAGGACAATCTTTATGATCGTCTGGGCTCTCGTTACACTCGTGCCTTGGCTCGTTCAATGGCACACACTAAGCAGGTAAAAGCAGCAGACGTTTTAAATAACGCCTTTACTGCTGGAGCATCTGCTGGCGGTGACGGTGTATCACTGTGCTCTACAGCACACCCGCTGACTAACGGTGGCACTTTTGCTAACCGTCCAGGAACTGATGCGGATCTTAACGAAACTTCTTTGGAAGATGCGTTGATTTCTATCGCAGGTTTTGTCGATGAGCGTGGTCTTAGGATCGCCCTTCGTGGAACTAAGTTGATTATTCCACGTCAGCTACAGTTTGTTGCAGAGCGACTGATGGTGTCTAACCTCCGCGTAGGAACAGCAGACAATGATATTAATGCTATCCGGTCTATGGGTATGTTGCCTAGCGGCTATGCCGTTAACGACTTCCTTGTAGATACAGATGCATTCTTTATCTTGACTGATACACCTCGTGGATTCCTGCACTTTGAGCGTTCTCCTTTGAACACTCAAATGGAAGCAGACTTTGACACGGGCAATATGCGCTTTAAGGCTAGAGAACGTTACAGTTTTGGATTCTCAGATCCACGTTGCGTTTTTGGCACAACTGGTGCTTAATAGTAATGCTCATTGGGATTCCCTCAAATCTCAATCTAAGGGGTGCTCTATGCACCCCTTTCTTTTATGAGTATACTTTTCATACTTCTGACGATTACATCCTGTAATCGACACTAGCCAAGACAGGAGATTGACATGGCTAATACAACCTTCAGCGGTCCAGTTCGCTCAAAAGGCGGTTTTACGTCTATTAGCGAGAACGCTACAACTGGAGCAATCACAACTCTTTCCAGCATTAGTTCCACAGGTGTGACATCTTTTGATGCAAACACTTTAGCGACTGAAGCTGGAACAGGTATCACCACAGGTTCTGGGACTATTTATCGTAGTTCAGTGCAACGTGTTGGTGGGATTATCACTACTCGTATTCTGATCGATCTGACAGGTCTGCGTTCAACAGGCTCTGGTGATATTATCGGTGTTAATGGCACATCATTGGTCTGTCACATTGGTCAAATTACAGCAGCACAAAACGGCACTATCTTGACCGGAAGCATGGAGTGCTTTGAGGCTCCTGCCGGTGGTGACCCAGACATTAACGTTCACTCTGCTACAGAAGGAACAGGTGTTGAGGACGGTGCTATTGCTGACCTGACAGAAACTCTGTTGGTCAACGCAGGTGATGCAACACTAGGTAGTAAGGTTTACTTTTCTGCGGTGCCAGCAGCAGATGAATTTCTTTACCTGACAACAGGTGATGCAACAGATGCGGATTACACAGCAGGAAAACTCTTTATTGAGATGATGGGTTACGCATAAGGAGTTTTAGATGTCTGGTTCAGATGTAAAGGCAAAGTTTATCAGTGACGAAAATGCATCTGATGATGATCGCATTGTCACTGCTGCTAGACCCAACACAACGGCAACACTAGCTAATACCACGTTTGCCGGTGGTGGGGCTAGAAATATAATTGTCACCACAACAGGCACGGGAGACAATGCAAAAACTACCACGATTACCGGAACAGATGTTTTTGGTGATACGTTGACTGAAACCATCACTTCTACAGGTAGTGCTGAAGCGGTTGCTGGAACAAAGCTTTTTCTTACGGTATCGTCTGTAGTTTGTTCAGCCCAGTATGCTGCGAATATCAAGGTGGGATCGGGAACGCTGTGCGCGGAGGCAATTCTAGGCTCGGAAAGAATAAGGTTGAAAGGCTTTTCTGTTGTTTCAGGAGGAACGGCGGGTGTTATCCAATACTTTAATGGGACACCAGAGTCTGGAACAGCCTTATTCAAGTCAAGGACAATAGGCACTGATAACACTACTCTTGATCGAACAATACCAGAACAAGGTATTTTGTTTGATAACGGTATGTCGGTTCAGTACACCGTTGGAAGCATTGACATGATGACCTTTTTCCATGCCTAGAAAGAGGGATAAGCAGCCCCCTAAGACGAAAAAATATTTTCGTCCAACAAAAGCCGGTGCGGGTATGACCAAGGCGGGGGTTGCTAAATACCGACGTGATAATCCTGGTAGTAAGCTTAAAACGGCTGTTACCAAGAAGAAAAATTTAACAGAAAAAGAAAAGGCTAGAAGGAAATCGTTCTGTGCCCGATCCGCAGGTCAGATGAAAAAGTTTCCAAAAGCAGCAAAAGATCCTAACAGCCGTTTACGTCAAGCTCGAAAAAGATGGAGATGTTAATTTGAAAGCAGAAGAAGTCTTAGCAAAGCTTGAACAACATGGCGCAGAGTGCAACATGCGTTATGAACGCATCGAAGAACAGTTGCAAGAGCAAAAAATAACCTTGGACAAATTAGACAAACGCTTGTGGGGTCTAGCTGTATTGATAGTTGCAGCAGCGGTAGCGGAGCAATTAGTCTAATGGCTATGGGACGTAGCAGTATGTCCAAGCAGGTTTCAAAGCCTCCGCAAAAGAAAAGGTTTTTCCGAAAAAGCGTATTGTGCAGGGAGAAAGAAGCGTGGCAAAAAAGGTTAAGAAAAAAGGCGGTAAGATTTGTCCAGAGGGCAAAGCTTGGGCTAAACGAACTTTTGATACCTATCCGTCAGCGTATGCAAACCTTGCTGCATCGAAATACTGTAAAGATCCTAACTATGCCAAGAAAGCCAAAGGTGGCAAACGTAAAGGCAGGAAGGATGGCGGTTTAATAAATACTTCTGTTAAAGGTATGAAGAACGGTGGGTTTGTTGCCACAGGCTGTGGAGCAGTTATGCCTGACCGTAAAAAGAAAACAGTTAGTGTATAGGTTTTAAGATGGTTGCTAAACGTGCTAAAAGCAAAGTGAAGAAAGTCATTAGTGCCTTGAAGAAAGCATCAAAGACTCATGCTGGACAAGCTAAAACATTACAGAGTGTAATCAGTGGCAAGAAAAAAAGATCCGGTAAAAGGAACAGGTAAAAAGCCTAAAGGCTCTGGACGACGTTTGTATACAGACGAAAATCCTAAAGACACTGTTAGGATAAAATATGCAACGGTTCAGGATGCTAGAGACACCGTAGCAAAAGTTAAAAAGGTTAAGAAACCGTTTGCCAGAAAGATACAGATATTGACCGTTATGGAACAAAGAGCAAAAGTAGCTGGTAAACAAGAACAAGCTAGAATAGCCAAACGGGGCAAAGAAGCAATCAGGAGACAGTTTGGCAAGGCTTAGATACGACAGGTTTTACTACAAACCGTTACCTGAAGAAGTGACGGTGGGTGAAAGTGATATAGATGGGTTAGGTATTTTTGCTACGCAAAGTATAGAAGAAGCGTTTGATTTGGGCAGCACACATATTAAAGTGCCTATGATTGCTGGGTATATACGAACTCCACTGGGTGGTTTTATCAACCATTCAGAGGAGCCCAACTGTTATTTAGCGTTGTCTCAAGATTGGGATGATTACAAAGTCTACAACTTAGTGACTCTTCACAAGATAGAAGAAGGTGAAGAGATAGTGCTAGACTACGATATGTGACATAAGGGTTGTGCGATGGGCGAGTTAAAAAAATGGCTCAAACAAAACTGGGTGCGGATCGGAACAGACGGGAAGATCAAAGGACCCTGTGGCACAAGCAAAGATAAGAAGAATCCTGATCGCTGCTTACCAGCAGGAAAGGCCAGGAGTCTTTCACGTTCCGAACGTGCAGCAACCGCTCGAAAAAAGAAAAAAGCAGGAGCGAAAGGTAAAACTGTAGTCGCTAATACACCTAAAGCAAAGGTGCGAACAAAGCGAAAGACAAGTCGAAAGACCAAAAAACTGTAAGTAAGGAGTAATGTAAGATGCCGGTTCGTAAGAAGTCCAAAGGTAAAATGGTTAAGAAAGCCAAGGGTGGAATGATCAAGAAAGCCAAAGGCGGTATGATCAAGAAAATGAACGGTGGCGTTGTGCGACGTTCAAAAGGATCTATGGTTAAGAAAGCCAAGGGTGGAATGATCAAGAAAGCCAAGGGTGGAATGATCAAGAAAGCCAAGGGTGGAATGGTTAAACGGAAGCGTTAGATGGCAACTTCAGGATCAACAGACTTTGATCTTGACGTTGCAGATGTAATTGAAGAAGCCTACGAAAGATGTGGGCTTGAATTACGAACAGGCTATGACGCTAAAACTGCACGTCGATCATTAAACATCATGTTCTCAGAGTGGGCGAACCGTGGGGTAAACCTATGGACAGTTCGTCAGGGCACATTAACTGTGACATCAGGCACGGCTGCTTATACGTCAAGCAACGGATTAGCCACTCCTATGAGTGATATTCTTGAGGTTGCTATCCGTCGCAGTGGCACAGATTTTAGTGTTGATCGTATAAGCCGTAGTGAGTTTCTAAATATTCCTGTCAAAACCACATCAGGAAGACCGTCACAGTTTTACTTCAACCGTCAGATTAGTCCTGAGATCACGCTTTGGCCTACACCAGAGAACAGTTCTGACATACTTGTGTATTACTACATCACTAGGATAGAAGATGCCGACACTTTGGTTAACACAACAGATTTGCCGTATCGTTTTCTACCTTGCATGGTTGCTGGTCTGGCTTACTATCTGGCCCTAAAACGTGCGCCTGAAAGAGTGCAGTTATTAAAAGTAGTGTATGAAGAAGAGTTTCAACGTGCGGCAGACGAAGACGAGGATCGAGTGTCTTTGAAACTTCAGCCAGATATCCAGTACATAAGGTTCTGATATGGCTAGATATGCTTCTGCAAGAAAAACATACGGCATCTCAGACAGGTCTGGGTTCCGTTACCGTCTTCGTGAGATGCGTAAAGAGTGGACGGGGCTAATTGTTGGACCGGACGAGTATGAGCCAAAGCACCCACAACTAGAAGCACCTAACAACGTATCTGATCCACAAGCTGTCCGCGATCCGCGTCCAGATCAAACAGAGACCGTATCTGTTTTTACTCTTACTGATTCAGTCGGATTACCCACGGCAAGGCTAGTATCTTTTGGTCAGGTGGGTGAGGTTACGGTGACAACATGAGCTTTACACTTGCAACGTTAAAAACAGCGATACAAGACTACACTGAAAACACAGAGACAACGTTCGTCAACAATCTTCCTTTGTTTATCAGAGCGGCAGAGGAACGCATCCTAAAAAGCGTTCAACTATCGTTTTTTCGTAAAAACGTAACAGCCAACTTTAGTGCGTCAGATCAGTTTCTGGCGATACCAAGTGATTTTCTAGCACCGTTTTCTTTGTCGTTTACAGATAGCAGTAGTAATAAAAACTTCTTAGATTTCAAAGACGTTAACTTCTTACAAGAATTTACACCTAATGCTGCTACAACAGGCACTCCCAGATACTATGCAGTGTTTGATGTGAGCAACTTTATTATTGCACCAACCCCTGCTAGTGCGCTTGCTGTTGAATTACATTACTACTATCGACCAGGAAGCTTAACGACAGGCGGAGATTCAGGCACAACATGGCTTTCGGAAAACGCAGAGCTTGCTCTTTTGTACGGCTCTCTTTATGAGGCATACACTTTTATGAAAGGTGAAGCAGATGTGTTGCAAAATTACAACGCTCGACTAGTTGAAGCGATAAGCACGTTGAAGATGCTTGGCGAAGCGAAAGAAGTTACACACGAGTATCGTGCAGGTAAGGTGGTTAGGCAGAAACAATGATGAATGGCATGAGCATGGACTTTGGACCGGCATTTCAGGTTGAGATACAAACAACTGATAACAGAGGTCAGACCCCTGAAGAAGTTACGGCCCGGTGTGTTAATAAAATTATCAGCATATCTGACCACGCCACGCCAGAAGTAAGAGAGCAAGCTCATGCTTTTCGTGCGAATCTTGAAAAAATCATTGTTTTGTACATGAAACAGGCGATTCGTTCAGATCGAACGACTGTGTATAATGCAATTAAAGATTCAGGCCATGACAAGTTGGCTGAATACATAAGGAGACTGTGATGGCTTTTAGTGGAAACTTTTTATGTAGTTCCTTCAAACAAGAGTTGTTGGAGGGAAAGCATAACTTTTTAGCGAGTGGTGGCAATACATTTAATATAGCTCTGTATGACAACAGTGCTAGTTTTAATGCTGCTACAACAGCATATACAACCAGTAACGAAATTAGTGGAACGAACTATTCTGCAAAAGGACAGGCTTTAAATCCTGTTAATCCTACTTTGAGTGGCACAACGGCTCTTGTTGATTTTGCAGATGAAGTGTTTTCTAACGTAACTATTTCTTCTGTTCGCGGGGGCTTAATATTTAACGACAGTGCAAGTGGTGATCCATCTGTGGCTGTTTTGGATTTTGGTGCCGATAAAGCAGCGAGTTCTGGTGATTTTACAATTGTGTTTCCAACAGCAGATGCGAGTAACGCGATAATTAGGATCGCGTAATGACCAGCGTTGTTGTCTCGCTCGGACTAGGGTGGAACTCGTCCACCACCGGCTGGGGCGAAGGCGGCTGGGGTAGCGATGTAGCGATTGGAACAAATGCCACGGCATCTGTTGGATCAGTAACAACGACAGGTGATGCTAATATCACCGCAACCGGATTAGGGGCAACAGCCAGTTTAGGCATTGTCTTTGAAACACAGAACGGTGTTTCTGGTACAGCAACTTTAGGTAGTTTCTTTACCACGAACACAATGGGTGGAATGACATCATCGTTGGGCACGAGCAGTGTGACGGGCGATGCTAACATCACAGTAACAGGTTTAGCCGCTACAGGTTCAATCTCTTCTCGTGGTGTTTTAATATGGGGAGAAATAATACCTGCGCCGGGGACAACGTATACCACAATAGTCCCTTCGCCGGGGACAACGTATACAGAAATAGTAGTAAGGTGATTTAGATGGCTAGTACCTTTGTAAATGATCTCCGACTAGAGGAGATGGCAACTGGCGAAAACTCAGGGACGTGGGGTACGAAGACAAACACTAACCTTGAGTTAATCGGTGAAGCACTGGGCTTTGGCACAGAAGCAATCACTACAAACGCAGACACACATACAAGCACAATTGCAGACGGCTCTACTGATCCAGTTCGTGCGATGTTCGTTAAGTACACCGGAACGTTAGATTCAGCGTGTACTATCACAATAGCTCCAAACACTTTAAGTCGCGTACACATTATTGAAAACGCAACCAGTGGCTCTCAGAATATAATTATTAAGCAAGGTTCTGGAGCAACCGTCACCATACCAAACGGCATGGCATCTATTGTTTATTTAGATGGTGCTGGTAGCGGTGCAGCAGTCGTAGATGCACTGACTGATTTAAATATTGCTGGTACTTTCAACGCAGCCAGTGACATTGTTTCTGCTGGCACAATACAGGCAACGGGTGACACAGCAGCAGGAGATGGAGCCGCTATGGGCTTCACTTCCACAGAAGGCTTGATTCTGACAGGTCAAGGGTCAACTAACGATGTCACCATTAAAAATGACGCAGATGCTGACGTATTAGAAATACCAACAGGCACAACGAATGTTACTGTCGCTGGAGATATTACAGCGGCAGGAACTCTTTTAGCCACTGGCGATACAGCGGCAGGAGATGCAGCCGCAATCGGATTTGCATCAGCAGATGGCATTGTCATAACAGGTCAAGGGTCAACTAACGATGTTAGTGTCAAAAATGATGCTGACACTACTGTCATAGCTATACCAACAGGAACAGATGACGTTGAATTTACAGATGACGTAAAACTTAAATCTGACTCTGCCGTGTTGTCTTTTGGTGCAGATGGCGATGTCACTCTGACCCATGCGGCTGATACCAGTTTGACCTGTAACGTCTTGATGGCAGCAACGACCTTTGAGCCAAGCGGTGACACAGCCGCTGGTGACAACGCAGCAATTGGCTTCACATCAGCAGAGGGGTTAATCCTTACTGGTCAGGGTTCCACCAACGATGTCACTGTTAAAAACGATGCAGATGCAGATGTTATTAAAGTGCCAACGGGAACTACTAATGTTGAGGTCGTGGGCAACCTGACGGTTGGTGGAACACTTAGCGGAGTGACCACTGGAAAAGTTTTACAAGTGGTTCAAGCTATTGAACAGCGTAGTTCTAATGCAAGTTCTTCCGCAACGTCCTATACAAATGTAACAGGACTTACGTGTTCTATAACTCCTAGTGCATCGAGTTCCAAGATACTTGTACAAGCAAGTTTCTATGTGCATACGCAATCTCAGAACTATTCAGATATTACCTTGTTTAGAGACAGCACTAACTTAGCCACAATGACGGAGGCTAGGTTCTTAAATCAAAGAGGCGATGGAGATACTGATAATTCAAACAATGGTTTTGGTTTTTTCGGCATGGTGACACTACAGATACTAGACTCACCCAGTTCGACTTCTGAGCTTGACTACACCTTCCAATCTAAACGGGGTGACCCACAAAACAACAGCATATTTTTTCTGAGTGGGGGAGTAAACTCAATCATTTGTACAGAAATTGCTGGATAATGGAGAACATTATGGCAAGTGTTGAAGACGCTTTATTTGCTTTAGGAATAACAGAGTGGGTTCTCCGTGGAGAACCCACAAGCGAAGCAGAGTTCAATACCATGTTTCGCAAAATTACCAGTGTAGATTCTAGTGGAAGAGGTGTTGAGTCTGCTACTACGTCAGACTTTGGCGTAACGTGGTCACAGATTACAGACAAACAGACAGAACTCAATAACGCCGCACCGATGGCAGAGTTACGCAGACAAAGAGATGCAAAGATTGCTGCCACGGATTTTTATGCTTTATCTGATGTGAACATGAGTGACGCTTGGAAAACATACCGGCAGAGTCTAAGAGATTTACCAGCTAATTCTTCTCCTAGTTTAGATTCTAGCGGAGCTTTGACTAATGTAACGTGGCCCACAAAGCCAAGTTAAATATATCTTCAAAAGAGCGTCAAAAGAAAAAACGAGAAGAGAGCCTTAGAGATTTGACAACATGGTTGCGAGAAAGAAACAAAGACAAAGACAAATACCAGCTTTCACAAGTTTTGACAGATCGGCTTTCAAATCTAAAAAACCGGATGAAATCTGATGCCCTTAACTAAACTTGCTTTCAGACCAGGAATCCAGAAAGAGATTACCTCGTACTCTAACGAGGGAGGCTGGAACGACTGCGATAAGGTCAGGTTTCGTGCAGGGTTTGCTGAAAAAATAGGAGGCTGGCAGAAGTTTGCGACAAACTCGTATCTTGGCACAGCCAGAGCATTACACGCTTTTGTTGCGCTAGATAAGAGCCGTTACTTAGGTGTTGGTACAAACAAAAAGTATTACGTTCACGAAGGTGGTGCTTTCTTCGATATCACTCCGATTCGCTTAACAACTGCCGCTGGAGATGCAACCTTTGCCGCTACAAACGGATCGTCAACTATCACAGTAACTGAAAACGGACATGGAGCGATTGCTGGTGATTTTGTAACTTTTAGTGGTGCCGCAAGTCTTGGTGGTAACATTACAGCCAACGTACTTAACCAAGAGTATGAAATACAAACGGTTACAGACAGTAATGTTTACACGATCACAGCACGATCAGAATCTACAACAATATCCTCAATTACTGATGACGGTGCGATCAATCGAACGGCTGTCACAGCAAATGCTTCTGACTCTGGCAACGGTGGTAGCTCTGTTGTTGCGACATATCAAATTAATGCAGGTCTGGACACCAGTGTCATGGGTGTGGGCTGGGGCGCAGGAACATGGGGTCGTAGTACTTGGAACGGTGATGCAGACATTACGGTTACATCCTCCATCCTTCGTATTTGGACACACGATAATTTTGGTGAAGACCTGATTATCAATGTCCGTGATGGCGACATTTTTTACTGGGACACCAGCGCAGGAACCAGCACCCGATCAGTTAAACTGTCTGACAGGACAAACGCAGATGCTGGCACACCTACTATAGCCAAGCAAGTTATTGTTTCTGACGTAGACCGGCACGTCATTTGTTTTGGTTGTGACGCTGTAGGCGCAATCGGCACACAAGACCCACTGTTGATACGATTCAGCAGTCAGGAAGACCCAACAACTTGGATACCATCAGCAACAAATACTGCCGGTGATCTACGCATAGGCTCTGGGTCAGAGATTATAGCAGCCGTAGAAACCAGACAGCAGATACTGGTAATTACTGACGTATCTGTTCACAGTATGCAGTTCCTTGGCCCACCGTTCACCTTTGGTGTGCAGATGATTTCTGAAAATATTACCATCCGTAGTCCACAAGCCGCAGTCGCTGTAGACGACACGGTCTTTTGGATGGGTGTGCAAGAGTTTTATGTGTACAACGGATCAGTTAAAAAGCTACCGTGTTCTGTAAAAGACCATGTATTCAGTGACTTCAACACTGACCAAGCAGAAAAAGTAGTCGCAGGAGTTAACTCCAGTTTTGGCGAAATATGGTGGTTCTATCCATCAGCAAATTCTACCGAAAACGACAAATACGTTATCTATAACTATGAACAACAGATCTGGTATATCGGTAGTCTGACACGCACAGCTTGGCTAGATCGTGGTATCAACGACTTTCCGATTGCAGCACACTCTGATAATTATTTATACAACCATGAGTTTGGTTTTGATGACGGTAGCACTGACGGTGCAATATCCGCGCACATTGAATCAAGTCAGATGGACATACAGGATGGCGACGGGTTCCTGTTTATAAGACGGATATTGCCTGATTTGACGTTCCGAACTTCTACAGGTGCCGGTAGCGATAATCCAGCAGCTAATTTTATTTTAAAAGCTCGTAATTTTCCCGGCACAAATTATGGTGATCCTGAAACTGGCGGTGTGACTCAGACATCAACCAGCCCAATTGAGCAGTTTACCGATCAGGTGCATGTGCGATTGCGTGGACGGTCTTTTGCTTTGCGGGTAGAAAGTACAGCAGAAGGTGTTGGCTGGCGGTTGGGTAGTCCGCGTGTTGATATTAGACCGGATGGCAGACGATGAGCCGTCGATTAGCCAGACCGTTTTTTCCTGTGCCACCACAGGACTATGACCGTACTTATTTTACGGAGGTTATCCGAGCGTTTTCTGTGTTTTTGCAACAAGTGCAGAATCCAGGCGATGCACGGCACACGGAACTGACGTTAACAAACATACAAACGCACGATCAGGGATTAGAAGTTGGTGCTTTGTTTAATGTAGATGGCTTTGTTAAGATAACGCAAAGTCATAATCCGCACGTTGCTGGCAACTCCGCAACTGGCGCAGTCGGTACAGTTAG